GCTGCTCAATTCATGAAAAGATTGCAGCTTATACTAACGACTGAAGAAGTTGATTTCAACAACAAAATTTTGGCAGAATTAATTATGCGTTATGCACCAGACTGGCGCCGCGTAATTAACGAATGTCAACGCTATTCATCATCAGGTGAAATTACATCTGATATTTTAATTGGTCTATCAGATCAAAACATTGCAGCACTAGTAGGTTTCCTTAAAGGTAAAGACTTTAAAAATATGCGTGCTTGGGTTACAAATAACACTGATATAGATTCATCTGTTATCTTCCGTAGAATTTACGACACACTGTATGATTTTGCGCAACCTCATTCAATCCCTGCAATCATTTTGGTCTTGGCTGATTATCAATATAAGGCTGCATTCGTCGCAGATAAGGAACTTAATACTGTTGCGTGTTTAACTGAAATAATGGCATCATCAGAATGGAAGTAAAAACTAAAGTAATTGTTTGGAGGATTTTATCAATTGTTCTTTGTACGCTTATGGCTCGTTTGTGGTTTGGTGATTGGCATGTTACAGCTTTTGGAATTTTTATTAGTGCTGTAATGACTTACGTACATTATTGGTTTGAAAAACTATGGCCGACAAAATAACACCATTCACATTTATAAACTCTATCAATCAAGGTAGAAAAGGTAAACATCTTCTTGAAGATTGCACAGCTGATGATTCACTTGAAACGATTAATCCCGATGCGCCGGATAAACAATATGTTCCTTTTATTATTAATCGTGGTTTATCTTATTTTAAAGATACCGCTCTTTTTGCAAATGAAATGAATATTAAAAACAACTTACCACCTCGGATGCAGTATGACTTTTATCGCAATATTGTTACACCTAAAAAGCGTTTTTCCAAGTGGGGTAAAAAGGCGAAAACATCTGAAGACATTAATGTTATAAAAAGTCTTTACAATTATTCACAAGAGAAAGCTGAATCTGTTTACAATATTTTAACACCAACACAAATTAAGCACCTTCATGTAATAAATGATAAAGGCGGAAAATAATCATGGCTAAAAAATCAACAAGACTCGAAAAAATAGAAAAATACAAAGAAAAGGCTCCATCATTTGCAGGCCCTACGTGTAAATATATCGATCATATTATTGATGTAATAGATGAAGAAGTAAAGCCTTTAATATCTGAAAAAGACGAAGACTTTTTTAATGAAATACAAACCATACTTAACGCTCAATTGAATTTTGTACGTTCGGCTAATGATACATTAAGATCTTCATCTAAGTATTGGTATGAATCATTTAAAAAAGAAGTGTAAAGCGTAAACTCTAATTTGTATAAATAATTCTTTACAATGGAATAAATTATGCAAACACAAATACCAATTGAATGGACTCCTTCAGATATGTTGGAGGTATTATTAAATGAACCCGATGATTTTCTTAAAATTAAAGAAACTCTTACGCGTATCGGAGTTGCTTCTAAAAAGGAGCACAACACTTTATTTCAAAGTTGTCACATATTACATAAACAAGGTAGATACTTCATTGTTCATTTTAAAGAACTTTTTATGCTTGATGGTAAACCATCTAATTTTACCGAAGAAGATGTGGCACGTAGAAACACTATTACTACTCTTTTATCTGATTGGGGATTACTTACAATTGTTGATAAATTAAAGTCTGAACTTAAAACATCTCTTCGTCAAATTAAAATAATTTCACATAAAGATAAAAACGAGTGGAACCTCGAATCAAAATATTCGATAGGAAACGTTAAAAAGATATAAATAAAATTATGAACTTGAAAAAATTAACTAAAAAAGCGCTTGAAGCATTAGGCCGTGAAAAAGGTATTGAGCTTGATCGTCGTTTAAGTAAAGGAAAATTAGTTGAACAACTAGAAGAAGCACTTGAATCTAAAGAACAGACTTCTCTTGTAGAATTAAAAGAAGAAGTTGTTGAAGAGATTTCAAATTCTCCTGTTGGTTTATCATTTAAAGAAGCTGATGGTTTTTCCTTTAAAGTTTTACACGATGGTGATAGCATACTAGAATTCGCTGATAGAACTCTAGCTGCAGAGATCATCGATAGCGATAATGGTATTGATGGCTTTATCAAAAAATGTCCTGAAAGAGGATGTTTTGTCATCGTAAGCTAATCAAAGCGTATAAATAATAATCTATAGACATCGCTCATAATGAGGGTGTCGCTTTAACCTGCCTAAAGGAGGAAATAATATGACAAATACATATACATGGCCAGGCCAATCCTGGACTATCGGTTTCGACTCTGTCTTTGATAGACTCGAAAAAATTAATCAACAGCAACAATCTTATCCACCTCACAATATTGTGAAACACGGTGAAGATAAATTTGAAATAGCAGTTGCTGTTGCAGGATTCAGCGAAGATGATTTACTCGTTGAACAAGAAAAAAGCGTTCTTACGATTGCATCTAATGATGATGCTGAATTAGGCGCTGACAAAGAATACTTACATAAAGGTATTGCAACACGTAAATTCAAAAAGACATTCACACTTGGTGAGTTTGTTGAAGTTGAAAGTGTTTCATTAGTTGATGGTATTCTTTCGGTTTACTTGGAAAAAAATATTCCAGAAGAGCAAAGACCAAAAACTTTCGAGATTGGAGCTTCGAAACCGGAGTTTCTTTCTGAATAAAAACTGCATTAAACATTACGGATATTCCTTTTGTCCGGAGTCCTGAGCACGACTTAAAAATGCTCACTTTTTATTGTACAAACTGTAAAACTTACAGTATAATTATATCATGATTTTAAGCGGATTCTACACTAGTGTCGAACGATTAGGCAACAGCCTTCTTTATCGCGGTTACGATGACAATGGAAAAAAATTGTCACACCGCATCAAATACAAACCTACTCTTTATCTTAAGTCTAAAAAGACTATTACAGATTGGAAAGCTCTTGATGGTACACCTGTCGAGCCTTTGCAGTTTGGCTCAATGAAAGAAGTTAAGGAATTTGAAAAGTCTTATAGCGGTGTTCCTGATTTTTGTCTTTATGGAAATACGCGTCACATCCCTGCGTTTATTCAAAACCAATTTCCAAATGAAATCGTTTATCATCGCAACATGGTTGATGTTGCATCTTTAGATATCGAAACATCTTATGGTGATGGTTTTCCTGAAGTTGACAACCCCGTCAATGAAATTCTTACTATTGCTTTCAAAAGCTCCAAGGATGACACTTATCGTGTTTGGGGTATGAAACCTTACGACGAAACTATTACATCGTTAAAACATTTAAAAATCGATTATCGTCAGTTCACTGCTGAATCATCGATGCTTGAAGCCTTTATTAATTATTGGGCTGAACCTGACAATACGCCTGATATTATTACAGGTTGGAATACTCGTTTCTTTGATATTCCTTATATGATTGCTCGTATGGCGTTTTTACTTGGTGAAGAAAAGGTTCGTAACTTATCACCTTGGCGTAAAATCGAACGTAAGGAAATTTTTATCAAAGGTCGTAAACAAATCGCCTTTGACATTATGGGTATTCAACATCTTGATTATATGGAACTCTTTAAAAAGTTTGCGTATACTTATGGTAATCAAGAATCGTACTCTTTAAATCATATTTCAAGTGTAGTCCTTGGCGAAAAGAAACTCGATTATTCTGAGGTTGGTACATTACGTGATTTGTATGATGCTGACTTTCAAATGTTTGTTGACTACAACATTAAAGACGTTGAACTTATTGAACGCATGGAAGAAAAGCTTGGTCTTATTACGTTGGTATTGACTATGGCATATCTTGGAGGTGTAAACTATCAGGACACTCTTGGTACAACCGCTATATGGGACTCAATTATCTTCCGTCGACTAGCACGTTCAAAAATTGCTATTCTTCCAAGTGTGCCTAAAGAAACCGAACAGTTTCCAGGCGGCTATGTAAAAGATCCGCATGTAGGTATGCACGATTGGGTAATGTCTTTTGACTTAAACTCGCTTTATCCTAATCTTATTGTTCAATACAATATGTC